CTGCGCGAACTCACCGACGAGGACCGCGACCTGGGTGATACCGACTCCCAGAACCGTGAAATCGCCGATCTGGTCGATGAGCTGCACGAGGAAGGCTTTGATGCCTCCCCCATCGTGGCCTCCTACGGTCTGGGCAACCAGGGTATGGGTCAGCCCGGTGGTGCCTTCGGTCAGCCCGGCGGCGGTTCCTGGGCGGATCGGGCGTTCGCCGGGTCCGGTCCCGACCCCAAGTATTGGTACGACACCTCCGAGAACCTCATCGACCGGGGTGCCGAGCACATTGACGAGGTGGATGTCACCGAGGGCAGCGGCGAGACCAACCACTGGAACGAGTCCGAGCGCCCCGCGCAGGGCAAGACGAGTGCCCATTGGCTCTTCTCCGCCCCGGACGAGTCCGAGGACGAGCTGATGGAGCGCCAGCACTCTGAGCAGAAGAACTCCATCGACACCCAGCATCACAACTGGCTCAACAAGCAGAAGGTCTCCCGGCAGCTCTGGGCTTACGAGGGCGACGGCGACATGAGCGACGAGCTGCTCCAGAGCGTCGGCGAGGAGATCGAGGGCATCGGTCAGTACGAGCAGTTCCTCGATGAGGCCCACGAGCTGGGCGACGACAAGGCCGTCGATGCCATCGAGGACGCGCTGGACGACGAGACCGATCACGTCGAGAACTTCACCGATGCGCTGGAGCATAAAACTGGCATGAACGACGTGGTGCGCCGGTTCCAGGCATCCGGTGGTGGGGCGCTGGCCAACGACGGCTCCGGGGGCGGCAACTTTGGTGACGATGCCATCGCCGGGCAGGCTCGCAAGTTCCTCGCCAAGACCGCTGGCCGGGTCTATTCACTGGCCGAGCAGCAGGAGCTGATTGACGAATCGCATCCCGAAGGTGCCCGGAATAAACCCACCAACGATGACCTGCGTGGAACGCATTACGTCTAATCGCCCTGTAGGCAACCTAGAACGCCGCCAGTAAAGGGCGAGAGGAAAGGATCTGGACTTGACCAGCGACCGCATGTTCCGCATGACGCGCAATGCGTCACGGGAACTATCGACCGATGGGGTCAAGCAGATCGTCATGGGTTACCACGGCCGCAAGCTGGCTGCGGTGGAGCCCGGCTGGAAGCCCAAGCCCGGGATGCTCTACACGCAGGTGCGTGCCATCAGCGCCCGGATCAACCAGAACTACGATGCGTGGCCTTCGGATGAGTTGAAGAAGAGTTACCGCACCTTCCTGGGCAAGCCGGTGTTCGTCAACCACGCCAACGAGGATCCTGAGAAGGCCCGGGGCAAGGTCATCGCCGCCCGGTACATCGAGTCCGGTGACGACAAGTACGTCGAGGTCATCCAGGAAGTCGATGCCAAGCGCTTCCCCAAGCTGGCCCGGGAGATCCGCGAGGGTGGCCTCGATTCGGTGTCGATGGGTGTCGAGGCCGGGATCACCAAGTGCTCCTACTGCGGCAACACCGCCACCGACGAGCCCGAGTTCTGTGAGCATGTGCGCCACCATAAGGGTGAGTATCTGCCCCGCAAGAACCACAAGACCGGCAAGACCGAGGACGTGCTGGTCTACGAGAACTGCTACAAGCTGGGGTTCTTTGAACTCAGCTACGTTTTTGAGCCTGCCGACGAAACCGCTGTGGTGTCCCGGGTGGTGATGGCCAACCGCCGTCACGGCTACGGGGAGATTGAAGCCCCCGAAGACATCGACACCCTGCGCGACGAGGACGGCGAATCCTTTGAGGATTACCAGTTCGTAGAGCCCATCGGTCACGAGGATCGCGATGAGGACAAAGACAACATCCCGTTCCAGCACTGGCTGGAATCCCCTGATGAACTGCAAGCCCCCGACCTGGGGACTACCAAGCGGCTTGACCGCGAGCAGGAAAATGAAGGACTCGATTCCGACCGCCGGGTCGAGGATGTAGAAGGCATTGGGTCTCGACCCGATGAGGACGAGGCCATGATGGCCCGACAACAAGGGAGGCAGGCCATGGGCCGCAATCTGAGCCGCCGCCGGGTGGCTAACGATGAAGCTGCGCTGATCGACCAGGCGGTGCAGGAACTGGAGCAGTACGAAACCGAGCACGGTGGCGGTACTGGTCCCGACGACGACTACGACGAGGACGGCTTCCCCAACGCCGAGGATGCCGATGCCGACGACGACGGCTACCCCGAGGACGGAGCCGAGGACGCTGATGGCTACGACGACGACGGCGACGGCTACGACGAGGACGAGTACGGCGACGAGGGCGGTGACGACGAGTACGGCCACGGCGAGCCCGATGGCGACGAGGGTGTGTACGGTGGCGAGCCCGGCGACGGTGAGATGGACCCGCGCTACGACGACCCCGAGGCCGAGCAGCGCATGGCCCGTCGCTACTACGCCTACTGCCGTGACCGCCGTCTGCGGCCGACCGGCAAAGGTTACCGGCGCTTTGCCGCCACTGTAGGACGTTCCGCCTCCGCCGGGAATAGGCGAGGGAAAGGAAGTGCCATGGGCAGTCTTTCAGGACGTGGCCGTGTCGCAGCGCGTGGCCGGATGCGCCACTTCGCCGACGACAACGGTTTTGTCGATGGTGGTCCCTACGGCGACAACGAGGACCAGGGCGTGCAGGAGGAGGTCTACATCTCCCAGGTGCCCCCGGCCGACAGCGACTCGCTGCCCGTGCCCGGTGACGGCACCATCTCCAACACCGAGAACACCCTGGTGGCTCGCCGGATGCAGAAGCGGATCAAGGCCAAGGCTGCCGATCTGCAGCGCGACATCCGGGCCTACCGCAAGCTGGCCGAGGATGACAACATCATCGAGCCCACCGAGTACGACCCGGAGCTGAGCGGCACCGACGATCAGGACTACAAGGGCGACTTTGAGTCCGTACAGCCCGATGCCGAGCCGACACAGCCCAAGGACGCTTCGGTGCATGTGTTCCGCAGCTTCGACAACTGGCTGCGCAGCACCACCGGAAAGACGGCTCGCCAGCACGGCAACGCCAACTTCATCCGGCGGCAGGCCGCGAGCTACGCCAAGGCTGCTGACATCCCCTTGGATCGGATGTTCCCGGCCCTGGATTTGGTCTTGCGTCAGGCCAGAAAGACTGAAGCCGATAGGAGGGCAGCCATGAAGCGTCGTGCCGACGAGAAGCTGGAAGTCGCAGCTCCGCAAGAGCGCATCGACGTGGAGACTCCTGTCACGGACATCACCGACGCGGAAGCTCAAGCCTCCCAGTACGACCTGGGTGACTTCGGCAACAACGCTGGTGACTCCATCGCCGACCCGAATCTGGATACCGATTCCCAGATCTTCGCTCCCGGCGACGGAGATTCAGGCACTAAGAGTGCCAATCGCAAGGCTGATGCTGTCGCGGCGGTTCGTTATGCCGAGGCGTACATCAATGCCGGTCTGCCCCATCGTGACAAGTGGCAACTTGTCGCGCAGGCGCAGCAGATGCGACACGCCACCGTGGTGGACCGGACCCGCGTTCTTGAAGCGGTGGTCTCGGCCAACACCCAGCGTGCCGCTTCCCGGAAGGTCGCCGCTGCTGTTTCTCGCGGGACCGCCAATGGCCTCCCCCGTGGACTGACCAACCCGCGCACTGCGGGAACGTCCCGGACGGCCGCTAACGATCCCAGCAATGACATCGGAATGTGGCTCTAAGAGCCACTGACGACCTGACCTTCTGAAAGGAGGCGAAAGAGATGTTTAGACCCACATCGGCTAACCCGGCGCAAAAGCGCACCGTCAGGCCGCTGTACGCCCATCACCAGGCAACGACCTACGGCGGGTTCCTGGACCCGTCCTGGGACCGCTCGTTCGATATCGTGCCTGGCACCGTCATGACCCGGTTGCGCGGCGAGGTGTTCGCACCGTTCACCGGCGCTGGCAACCAGAAGCCGTTCGGCATCTCCGCCCTGTGGTGCGCTCCCACCTTGGGCATTGACGAGGTGACCGGAACCGGAACGAACCTCTTCACCGTCTGGGTTGGCGACAGCCAAGCGGTGTTTGAGATCCTCGCGCCGGGCTTCGACACCACCGCAGACTGGAATGGTGCCCTCACCACCGATGGTTCCATCCGGCTGCTCACCGCCAACAACCGTGGTCTGCTGACCCCGGTTGGAGTGAATGCGAACAACGCAATCGCTGAACTGGTGGATGTCATCAGCACCGACAAGATCCAGATCCGGCTCAACAAGTTCGACTTCGCGTCGAGTGTTGCCGTCGCTGGTGGAAGCTAGGAAGGGGTGAATTGAACATGAACGCTCCGATGACTGCTGTTGGCTCTGGCCTGCAGCGCCTGGCCAAGCACAGCGAAGAGTACGTCGCTGAAGCGCAGAACTGGATGCAGCGCATGGGCGGTCGCCGCCTGTCGGCTCGCGAGAAGCAGGAACGTCTGGCCACCATCCTTGGTGATCGCCAGAACGGCATGCTGCGCCTCGGCCAGTCGATGATCGGCCCGATCCAGCTCAAGCTGCGTTACCAGGGCATCCTGCGTAACGTCCTTCTGGAGGACACCCTCACCCCCGGCGTGCCGGTGGAGTACGACGTTCTGGACGATCTCGGCCAGGCGTACTACCTCCATGGCAACGAAGGCGAAGTGAAGGTCACTCCGTTTGAAGGCAAGCGCGTCCGTGTGGAGCTTTTCCGCATCGCCTCGTTCCCGAAGGTGAAGAAGGAAGACCTCTACTGGTTGCGTAGCAACATTGTCGAGTACACCCAGGACGAAACCAAGCAGGCGATCATGCGTGCCGAGGATTCGCGTCTGGTGACTCTTCTGGAAGTTGCTGCGCAGCAGTACCGCGTGGTCGATCAGACCGCCAACCCGACGACGGGTGCCCTGCCCAACGAGATCGGTATCGCCGCAGCGACCCTGCAGCCGTCCGATCTCTACACGGCCGTCACCTTCACCGATCAGCGCATGCTGGATTCGTCCCGCCTGCTCATGAACCCGGTGGAGTACCGCGACCTGTACCGGTGGGACATCAACACCACGGGCTGGGCGTTCAAGGACTCGGTGGTTGCTGGCGAGCGTATCGTCCAGTTCGGCGAGTTCCAGATCGGCAAATCCATCATCATCCCGCGTGGCACCACCTACCTGACCCCGGACCCCGAGTTCCTCGGTGTCTTCCCGGTCATGTACTCCCTCGATGTGGAGGAGAACAACCAGGTAGAGCAGTTCCACAAGGGCTGGG